GGTCACCTTCACGACGCTCATCTGGGAGCCGGTAAAGCGGGGACCCACGGCGACCGGTGGCGTGGTGTCTCCCTCGACTTTGCGGACCGCGTTCACGATCCGCCTGGCACTGTCCTCGGTGAATCCGTATCCGCTCATTTAAACTCCTAGAGGATGTTGGCGTATATTGGTTCGAGCCAAGAAAAGGAAATGTCCTCATACACCCGAAAGCGCAGATAGCCGCCGTTCGCTTCGGTTGGCTCGGTGCCATGAGCCAAAGCGACCCCGGTCGCACCCGCAAGGATCACCCCGTTGGGAAGAGGTCTCCCGCTCTTGTCGGTCGCTGGCACCAGTTCGGTTCCATTCCATTCGGTGTAGCTGTGATTCAAGACCACCGCGTCCCAGGTGTTTTGATCCAGTTGGAACTCGAGCGTGACTCGCCAGTATTTGTAGCCATTTTCATAGACTCGTTTGGCGCTGACTTTATCCAGGAGAATGGTGCGGGCGGCGAACGATCCGAATGCTGCCTGATTGACGCATTTGACTCTTGCCATCCAGGTCGTTGCCAGAAATGTCGCCGTGTTGAACTCAAGTTTCATTGACACCACGGGCCGAGATCCCATGATCGGAGGGTCGAACCGCTCGCCGTTCCCGTTGAGGACTGCTTTCTGGGTCGGGCTGAAATCATCAAGAAGAACATATTCCTTTTCCACCGTGGAGAAATCGACATCGGTGGGACGGAGCAGCGGGTTGATGAAATCTGGGTCGGCCTTTTCCGCAGGGCTTGCGCCCTTCATCTGGTTGGCGACCTCGGGTGTCTGCGGTGCGCTCGGGGTCGAGCTCGGGGAAATCGTGTCAACATTGCTGCTGTAGGTGCAAGTGACTTTCCAAAAATAGGGGTCTTCGGTCTGCGCCGCTGTCCTGCCGACGCACCACGCCCGGGCAAAGTTCGGATGCACCGAGAAAAGCGCGGGAAGATTGGCCCCGAACAGATCGGGAACATCATCGCTCATCGTGTCAGTCTGCACCAGGAAGGTTCGCACCAGCGATACCTGGAGCTTGCTGTCATCGCTTCCGGTGCGTCCCTCATAAGTTTCGTAGGTGTTGGTGACTGCCATCGGTGCTCCTAGAAGTTTGCGATCACGAGATTGTTCTGGTTAGCGGCGGCAGCGCCGATCTGCTGCAAGAGTTCATTTCTGGCGCGATCCTGCTGGAGTGCCTGTTGCTGAATGCGTGCAAGCCGATCCGCTGCGTTTTCACCTTTGCCAGCGTTCTGGATCTTGAGCACCTGGGAGAAGGCGGCGGCGCTTCCAGCCAACAGCGCACCGGGATTCTTGAGGGCCTCGACCGCACCGACTGATTTTTCAAGCTCATCGGCGAGCTGCGCAGCTCCTGCGGCGAACAGGTCGGGCCGGTCGGCCAGCGCCATCTGGAGTTCTTCCATCTTGCGCCGGTAGATCTCGAGGGGAGTTTCAACCTTGCTCAGATCCTTGATCCACTGCGGCACATTGTCGCCGCCCATGAACGCGTTAAGCCCTGCGAGATCTGGCGGGTTGAGTGCGTCAAACTGTTGCTGGATCGCAATGATCGAGTTGCCGTACTCTTCGTTGGTAATGGTTCCAGCGGATAGTTGCGCGTCCAGAGCCGCAAACGCCGTTGTCCTCATGCGATCCATTGTCTTTGCAAATTCATCAGTGCTGATTGATCCGAGATCAAGCTGGCGCTTGAACATGGCGATCGCTGTCGCAGTGCCACCAGAAAGCTGGTTTAAGAAAGCGGTGTGCCCCATTGTTCCGTTGGTGATGCCAATGTCCAGACCATCGATCATTTTATCAAACGCGGTGTTTATCTTCATGATCATGTTGTTTTGATTGATGGTTCCGGCAGCAGCGTCATTGATCGCCGTGTTGAACGACCCGATGAACTGCTGAACGATGCTTTGCGCCTGATCAGTTCCCGTTGCGCCAACCGCATCCGCAATTGACTTGAAGGCATCATTCATTTTTGCCTTGATGGCTTCGGCGTCAATCATGTCACCGGCACCAGATGTTTTGCTAAACGCATAAACAGCTCCGGTAATGCCGCCAACAATTGCCCCTGGTAAAGCGCCAATGCCACCAGCAGAAGACCCAAGTAAAGCGCCTGATCCAGCGCCAGCCACGAAACCACCGGCGATTTTAGCAAATCTCTCCAGACCTCCGACGGATTGAATCATTTTGTTTACAATATCCACCGCTGCCAGCATCACGCTCTGAAGTGCTGTCAAAACCCCTTGAGCAAATTGAATGACCACTGATCTGATATTGTCGATGTTTCCAACCGTGGCATCAGCGCCTCCAAGCGTCGTAAAGAAATTGACCAGACCTTGAAACGCCTGGAATAACACATCACGCACCACTGCAAGGATCATTCCGACATTCTTAATAGCCGGGACAATGCTTTCAAAGTTGTTTCTAATGTTCTGGACAAATGCCACTAGACTGTTGGAAAATCCCTTGAGGTCAAGCGCCTCCATGATCGCACCACCGAACTCGGTGAAGAATCCCTCAACCTCGCCAGCGAGCCGGGCATAGATTCCCTTGAGCGTGTTTGCCTGTTGCTCGAGCTGCGTGATCACCTTGGGATTCGATTGCAGATTGTTTATAGCGTTGAGCGCATCGGCGGTTCCGACCTCTTTTCGAGCCAAAAGTTGCATCGCCTTCTCAGCAGTGACTGCCTGCCCTGTAACTTGAGAAAGCCGCTGCGCCAGCGCCTCATAGACTGGTAGACCCAATGCGGCAAGCTGCTCAAAATCAGATGCCTGCACCTCGCTTGTCCTGATCATCGACTGACTGATTTCGCCGAGCTTCGCAAACACATCACCTGCACCGGACCCGGCGACCTGGGAAATTGTCCCGAATGACTGGAGCATTCTTGCCGCGTCGGAGCTGGACACTCCAAGAGTCAGAAACCCGGTGGCGAGCTTGCCGATTGCTTCTTGGGCGATGCGTCCTTGATTGGCGATCTCGTTCATTGCGCCGCCGATTTCAGCCGCTCCGGCATCGCCAGCAAGGCCCTTGATCCGGGTCAGGATCTCCTCGGTGTTTGCGAATGCCATCACCGCGCGGTCGTAGATCTTGTAGACCCCGTAAGAAGCAAGCGCCCCGCTGATCACGGTGATCGGGTTGGTTACCAGGTTGATCACCTTGTTGTAAATTGCGGATGCAGCCGAGGTGATCTTGGTCTCGACATGCGTGAGAAACTGGCTGAGTCTGCTTTTTGCTTTTTGTTCCTGGGCCGCGCTCTGGGTTTGTTCTCTCCCACCCTGCGTGATAAGTTTGAAGGCATCAGCGCCAGACATCGCACCGGATGAGATCCGCTTCATGACCTCTGCGGTCGTGACCGCCTTGCCCTCAACCTTGGTAAGCTCCTTGGCCAAAGCGTCAAATGCCTTGACCCCCATCGACTCCAGCGCTTGAATATCCTGGAGAAGAACCTTGTCGCTTTGCCCGATTTTACCGAGCACCCCGGCAAATGCCTTGGACGCTTCGCCCGAGTTCTTGGCAAATCTCCCGATGGATTTCCCAAACTTTTCAAGCGTGCTGGTGATGCCATCAGCGTCAAGACCTAGCTTCTTGAGGTTGACCGCAAACGCCAGGGCATCATCGGCCCCTAGCTTCGAGGTCTTTGCGAACTTGTGGAGAGCGTCACCCATGACCCCGGCAACATCCCGGTCAAAATGCTGCGAGGCCGCCTGAGTCACGGACTCAAGCTTCCCCATGTCCTCCTTGACTTTGTCGAGATTCTGGATGAAATCGGTGATCGACAGGCCCATCGAAACATTGAGCGACCCGATTGTTTTTGCCATGTCGATCCCCTATTTTTTTGAACTCATCGCAATCGCCCACGCCTTGAACGCGGCGAAGTTGTCGGTTTTTTTCTGCTCACCGTACCAGTCCGGGATGAAGTCCTTCACCTCGATCGGTTTCGTGTCCGAGCCTCGCCACACATTCGCCGTGGTGCTGCAAATCTGCGCCGCGTGAATGTCTGCCCGGTCACCATCCAAGGGCTCGATCGTGGAGAACGCAATCCACTCGGTGAGCTCGGCGGCATCCATGCCGTCAAGTATTTCGGCGACCGTCTTTTTCAAGTGCCCTGCCAGCCGGAAAAGAAACCGGCGCGCAGGGCGCTCGATTAGTTTTTTCTGGCGTCTTCGACCGCTCCGCCAGTCATGCCGTTATGCCTGGCGCAGGCGTCAAACAGGATGCCCACAAGAGGCGCAGGCATGTCCCCGACCAGTTCTACATCGGCATCGGAGAAAATCCTTTTTCCCGCCTCGTCCGAGAGTGACCTGACCACCAGCTTGGCGCGGATGTTGGAGAGGTTCCCGCTTTTGCTGCCCGCTGAAATCTCGCTTTCAAGCTGGTCACGCTCCCTTGAGGAGATGACCCGCAAGAACACCTTGCCGCCGAGCTCGGGGATTTCGATCTCCCCGAGCTTGTAGGCGCTTCCTGCGCCAAGTAGTTTTGCCTTGTCTAAAATGTGAAATCTCCTTAATCAAATGTGTAGGTGATTTTTCCTACTGGTTTAACGCCAACAGTCGCCTTGACAACATTGTCACCGACTGCGATCCCATCGACCTGGACCTTGGTGACATAACCGGAAAATGAAACGGTGCTGGTGTCGGCAAGGGTGATCACGCATGGCTTGGTTGCGCCATAATCCTCGACATAACCAGCGATAGTACCGATGCCAGCGCCAGCTCCCACGATCACGGTTGCTGACAGCTCGCCGCCGTCGATCATGCCTGGGAAATATTCCTTGGCATGGTCGGCGCTGCCGAGATGGGTGGTGTCGATCATCCCGCGAGTCGAGCTCGGTGGGGTGATGTCAGTGACCCCGGTGAGCGATGTGCCACCGATGGTCAAGGTTGTTCCGCTGGTGATTACTGCTGCCATGGCTTTATACCTCCCTATAGATGATGGAAAAGTCCAAACTCGAATGATAAAACACGGTGTCCGACCCTTCGTAAAATTCGGGTTGGTCCTGCTCATCATCCACACTGACGCCGAGCACGGTCACCCCTGCGGAGGTGCCGCGAAAATTGTCCATCACGACCCGCATGCGTGACAGAATTGTTTCCACTTCCGCCTGGGTGGCGGCGATCACATCGCACTGCATCCTGACCTCGGGCACCTTGGCATTGCCGACATCAAGGGTCGCCGCCCTCACGGTGCTGATCCGGTGGTACACGATGTAGGGGAGCTTGACATTCTGCGGGGCTCGCCCTGGATAAATGCGGGTGCCGACCAGTCCGGTCATGGTCGCATCATCCACCAGTCGGGCCCGGAGTGCTTTGCTTGCGCTCATGCGGAACCCCTTTCGACAGCATCTGCCAAAATCTCACCCATGACCTTGATCGCAAGGTCTTTCTTCTCGTCGTATGCTGGACGAAGGAAAGGTTGAGGTTTTGCGCCCGGATGCCAGGCACCCTTGGCTTGATACTTTTTACCCTTGCGCATCGATAAGTCGTAATTGGTGACATCTCCGCTCCCGATGGGATGCGGAGAGGTTCCGTACTCGACAAAATGACTATACTGAGTTGCGCTGTTAACCACTTCATTGGGTGTTGAGTTTCTTCTTTGCGACCGATTCATCTGGAGTCTTTTCATTGCTGCGGTGTAGCTCCTTCTGATCGGACCTATGACCGCGTAGCTGTATTGCGCCCTTGTCTGGAGCACAATCTTTTTTCTCATGCCAAGCGATCTGGACAGGTGCCCGCTGGCTTTTTTCACCTTTTGGCGCGCAACATCCAGAATCATTTCGCCACCAGCTTCCAAAGCTTGACCGAGCGCCACCCTCTTGATGTAACGATCAATGTGCTCCATGTTTTGCAGGATTCCTTTGAGGGAGCTCGCCTCAATGTAAATTCTGCTGGAGTTTTTTGAGCTCGTGGATGATGACCTTGGTCTTCCCATCACGCGCTCCTTTCAATGGCATCAATCTCAAGTTCCCACGAACCCTCATCGATGTTTCTGACACTCACGATCTCGAGGACTCTGCCGCCAGCCATCGAAATCCGGTCCCCATGAAGGACGCCGTTCTTGTAGCGCAAACGCACCCGATGCGAGATCACCGCTTGGCGGGCAGCTCCCTGCTCCTGCTCCCTGCCGGAAAGCGGGCGCACGCTCGCCCAGGTCGTGTGATATGTTCCCCAGAGGCGCTGCGGTTGTCCGTAGTCATCGACGGAGTTTCCAGCGTCCCGCTGGAGGTTGATTCTCTGGGTTAATTCACCGGCTTTGATCATTAGTTGACTGTCCCCCTAGAGAACATTTTCACGATGTTTTCAACCGCGTAGGGAACCTCGTAGCTTTGCGCCTGGGAAACAGTCTCGCGCTGGTTATACCAATGACCGACTAAAAGCTTGATCGCTTGTTTCAAGATCGCTGGGACTGCGCTTGCGTCACCGTAACCTGCGACATAGTTGATGATGAATGAGTTGTAGTCATCGATCACATCGGGCCAGTCTTCATCATAGGCTGGCATGACTCGCCCGGGGTTGGCGCTGGTGTCGACCTGGTAGAGCGAGCTGTCCCACTCCTGCTGGTTTCCGGCGAGGTCGTAATAAATGATCGAGTCCACGGACTGCACCGGGCCATCAAGGTAAATGATCCCGCTGTCTGGAAGTTCATCTATCGAGAGCGCAAGGGTCTGCGTGATCAGCTTGATGTTTGCCATCTGCTCGATGTGCTGACGCGCCGCCGAGATCAAGCCGAGGATGAGGTCGTCATCCTCTAGGGTGTCGATCCTCGAATGCAGTTTCATCTCTGCGAGGGTGACTGGTTCGGTCGCTGGTGGCGTGGTGACCGTGAGCATTAGCGAGTCTCTTTGTGTTTTTTGGTGGTTGCCTTCTCAGCCTTGTTTTTACGGGTTTCGGGGAGTGGAGGAGCAAG